AAGCAAGAAAAAATTAATCACCTTTCCGAACATGAATACGATCCAAACTGCCAATACTGTGTATCTAATATTTTCGTGCAAAATGCAATCGAAGCTAAGAATACAATTGAAGCGGATAGACAAGTATTAAATGATATACAAGCAAATATTAATACAATTCAAGTTGAATTAGATAGTTTAGTAGAGTATGTAACAAAACAAACTGAGTATGAAGCATTGCAACGAAAAATTGACGCTCAAAAAAACTTATTAGATCGGAATGAATTGCAATTGCAAATTTTAGAAAATGAATTGCAAACACGAGAATCTGAATTAGAAACTTGTTTAGAGCGACAAGAATTATTTAAACAAAACGAAACGGCAATTAATCAAAATATATTTGTCGGTGAAAAAATTGACAAGTTAAAACAAGCAATAGAATCTACCACAGAAACTATTAAAACTGTTACAGATTCAATTCGTTCTAAACATGGTAAAATTGAAGTTGCAAAAACTACAAAATCAAACGCACTTACTCAGTTAGATAAATATAAAAAATTAGAAACAGAGTATAAGGCATATGAATATTATTTAGAGTCTGTTAAACGAGATGGTATTCCGTACGAATTAATTTCTAAAGCTATGCCTAAGATTGAAGCTGAAATTAACAATGTGTTAAATCAGGTAGTAGATTTTAATATGGTGTTACAAAGTGATGGTAAAAATATTAATGGATATATTATATATGATGAGGATAATTTTTGGCCATTGGAATTAACATCTGGTATGGAACGATTTTTATCTTCATTAGCAATTCGCATAGCACTTATAAATGTATCAGCATTACCGCGTCCTAATTTCATTGCAATTGATGAAGGTTGGGGAAGTTTAGATGCAGAACATATTTCAGCGGTAGTTAATTTATTTGATTATTTTCGAAACAAATTTGATTTTTCAATTATCATATCACACGTAGACACAATGCGAGATATGGTTGACAATTTAATAGAAGTTAATAAAATAAACGGATTTAGCCAGATTTCTCACAACTAATATTTATATAAAAGAAATGTTAGTACATGAAACGCAAACAACCCGTTTATAAAGGATTACAATTTAAACCGGTTTGGTTCGAAGACACATCATTAACTTCACCGGAATATTTACAGATTACAGAGTTTCCTACTAGATTAACTGCAGGTAAGAATTTATTTAAACTTCGAGGACATCCTGCTAATTTACGTATTGATGGATTAGTAAATTTAGAAATACTAGATTATAATGGAAACCCTATTTTTCATGAAATTGTAGATTACTTAGATGATGATAAATCGAGAGTAGTTTCAATTTACATATATGAAGACACACCAGCTGGCGATTGTACTATTACAATATTAACTGAAGCAGTTAACGTTCCAGCTAATTGGATAGATCGATATAATGTTAGATGGACTAGGTCAGTACCAGTTAATCCAACAATTTCCAATTCATCTGAGATTATATTTGAGACTGAACCTACGTTAGTAATCAACGAACAAATTGGCCCACATTTAGATAGAGTATATGCATCTGGAGTACAATTTCCTACATATAACACCGGTACTGTACGATATTTTTTATATAATAGAACCCCTGCAATCGAGATAACTGGTGGTAAATTTAGTGGCGATATGGTTAATGGAACTATAACTATTCCAATACCAGTTAACGCAACACCTACACCTAATTTTCCACCGGTTACAACACAGTACGCATCAACAATAAAAAAAGTATTAAGTGACTCATTGATATTGTTAGATACAGACTATACGGTGTATAGCAATAAGAGTTTATCTACACATACATTTAATTTATTTGATAATTCATCTTATAGTTTATCGTACGAACAAACACCTAATTATGTAGCTACACAAAACTCAGAATCATATGCACTTGTAGAGATATTAGGACTTGAACCAGCAACTGGTGATGTTTCTAGAATTAAAATGTTTATGAACAATAAAGGTACTGTTGGTGAATGGGAACAAATTAATGATATTGAATTAACAGAAACTGAAATATTTGTTAATAATACAGCATCATTATATCCTGATCAGAGTATCGGTTTATTTACATCACAAAGTATAATTGACTCATACTGGAATGGTATTACATATATCGGTAAAACTACAGGTGCTGCTCCAACATTAACTTGGGATACTGCGTCGCTGAATAATTCAATGTATATTCAAAACAATACAGATATCTCAGCAAAAAATGCGGTTACTGTAGTTAAATCAACAATTGGTGGTACATTTATTGAAAATTCAGAATATAAAATTGTATTTGATGCCTTAGGTATACGAACTGATGTAGATCCTAAAATTGCAATTTATTTATCAGGTAGTGCATTTTCATATGATTCTACTGATTATTTCAATCAAGAATTTCCTATTATTCTAGGAAAACGTGTTGGCGATTTGTTAGTTAAATCTAATAATCGACGATTTGATGATATTAAATTTAGTTTTACCGCAGCAAACACCGGTACTGCTGAATTGATATTAGTTGTTGAATCTGGAGATTGGAAAATTTCTGATATACGAACCACATCAGACAATGATACAGGGTATACTCCAAATTATACTCGAATAAAAACATTGGTACCAACTGCGCATAAATTTAATAATCAAATTTCATTTAAATCAGAATATTATAATATTAAAGGCGAGCGTAGCAAACAAATAAGTTATTATTATAACAAAGATTGGGAAGGCGGTAATCGATATATCGATGGCAATTATTCTATGCTAACTGGTTCATTGTATGTGGCTGATTCACTGAACTCTGGTGTTGCAATAAGTGGATATCCTAATTCCGGATTTATTAGATCATTGGGATATGAAGGATTTAACGCTGGATTTCCTGGATTCTTATTATGGTCAGGATCAGCTATGCCGGGATCTGCCGGTACGAAAGGAGGTGTACCATATAGTGGCGTAGGATTAGAATTATATGCTAATACTAATAATTATTTTAGATATGCAACAAACCCTTCAGAGCTAGATGTTCGAACACAAACATTTTTCTTAGGATCGACATCCCCAGCTAATTTCATAAGTGGTAGCAATGGCAAATTACAAATATCATCAAGTGCATTTATATTAACAGCGGAAGGATCGGTAACAGCATCATCATTCATAGCTCGTAGCGGTAGTTTGGTATTATTCGATACAAATAATAAGTATGCGGACGCATTTAATATTGGTCGTATTATATATTTTGACCAAACAGAATCCTCAATATCAGATCTATCTACTACTACTAACGTTGCAACTGCTACTAATATGTCTATGTTTCAAACATTTATACTGCCAGGTGAAACGGCAATTGGTGTATCATTTACATATAAACACGTTAATTCAGATTCAATTGCAAATAGTATACGATATGATGCATATATACAGTCAGCAAGTTTAGGACCAATCACCGGTACATCTGGATATGGTGCATTTTCAGCACCTGAAGCTATATCTCCAGCCGGAGGCTTAGATATAGGATATGGCGTTTCAGCCGGAGAAACTAGAACTGGGGCACATACATTTAATTTAATCATATCTACAAACACGATACTTACAAAATTTTGGGGTAAATACGTTCAAATATATTTCACAGCACATAGTCCAAGTGCAACACCAGCTGGCACGTTACATCTTAAGAATTTTGTATATAAATCTAGTAGAATATTAGCATCGATAACAGGTTCATATGACGAACAATTCCCACCATTTGAATCCTGGCCAGGTGGCGAAATATTTTGAATAAATATAATAATTAACAATTTAATATTTATATAAAAAGAAATTTATAATGGATAATATCACAGTATTATTTCCAGGTGGCTTCAAACCACTTACTGGAGCTCATATGGAATTAGCACAACGTTATGCTGAATTACCACAAGTAGACCGCGTTATCATGTTAATAGGACCACACGACCGAGATGGAATTACTCGCAATAATAGTATGCAAATTTTTGATATACTAAATGATAATCCTAAAATTGAAATGCAACCAACTGCAATTCCATCTCCTTTAGTAGCTGCATATGAATATTTATTCACACAGCCAGAAGATGATACGGGTAAATTTTCATTAGCTGCATCTACTAAAGGAGATGATTATACTCGTACTACTAGTTTTGGTAGCGATGTACGAAAATATCAATTGGTTGGTGATAAAAAGAAAAGAAAAATTCCTGCAGGTATTGACATTGAAGAATTAAGTAATATTGGAGATCCGGAAAATAATTTAAATTCTCCATTAATGTCCCCAGCAGGCGAACCTATATCATCAACTACACTTCGCAATGCAATTGCAACGCAAGATTATGAATCATTTACCACCGGATATCCAAAAACATCGCCAGATAAAGTTAAGCAAATTTGGGCTATACTAACTGGGTTAACAGAATCAACATTTTCAGTGGATTGGTGGAAACAGGTAGTTGAAGGTTCAATGGGTGCAAAAAACAAAGATCGACATGATTCAAAAATAAAAAAATTACGTAGTTTTTTAGATAATAATAAGGGCACAGATTTTGTTTATGATTTTGACGAATTCAGTAAAACTGTGTTTGGTGCACCTATATTAGAATCAATAATCAATGAAAATTATATAGATAGAAAAGAGTTAGCTGCAAT